ACTGTTGGGCCGTATGGTGAGGCTGGTTTACCTTCACCACCTGTTTCAACCGTAGACACATCGGGAGCATTAGGAAATTCTCTATTATATTTACCAACTACACCTGCTCCACGATCATCAACCTCACCATTCAAGACGTTTTCCTGAAAGTACCTAAGTCTCTCCTCGTCAGTAAGGTCTCCGCTATAAATCGGTGAGTCGGGATATGCGTTTCGCAAACGTGATTCATTGCGATTACTTTTTGTTCCCGCTAATTCACCTGCAGGCGTTGGTACAGCTGGTTGTACTTTTGTGTGATTATTTGGCATTTTCTAAATTCCTCACTTAATGTTTTTAATAACTCTTTTGCGAAGAAGATGCTTTGCCTTCTCAACCTTAGCTAATTTACTTCTTAGCTTGGTTTCTTGAATCTTTAGTACTTTAAGGTGGTCAATGTCCTTTGCTAGAACATTTGCCATATCCTCAGCCTCAACCTCTTCGGTCTTTTCAGCTGCTTTTACTGGGTCTGATTCACCGGTTTCCAGTGTTTCCTTAATTGATTTTTTCTCTTCCTGGATCATTTTACGAAGAAGGGCTGGTGTAAGTTTTGTAATCTTTGGCATTTCATTTACTCCACGGTCTTTATTAAATAATCAGATCATAAAGAAATTTCAGACGTTTTTTACGAGTTTTTAGTTCTTTCATTAGAAAACGCAATTTTTGCCCAATTTGATGCTGCATCACCGAAGAGGTCTGTTGGGTCAGACTCGTTAGCCATTTGTGTTGCACGGTCCGCATGGCGAGCAGGCATTGATCGATGGCCGTGAGATTCAGCAGCAATTTGTTCCTGGAGAGATGTGTTAGCCGTATCAGCAAATATAGAGGACATTATTGGGTCATTTGTTAATGTAGAAACTGACTCAGTTACTCTAGAAGTAAATTTTTCATTATTTGAGGATGATTGCTGTGGGTTTGATGCTGCACTAGAGTATTCGAGATTCTCGTAGATTGACGTGCGCTTTTTTCTCTTCGGTCTAGAATTAGATCTACCGGATTTTGAGACATTGTTGCGAGCAGGTTTTTTTGTGCTTGAAGTCTTTGATTCCAAAAGATTCGCATCTTCTCCAATTCCCTCAGCAAGAATTTCCACTAAACATTCTTTGATAAGCGCTTTGAGATTATTTTTCGTAAACTTAGCCATATCAACCAACTCCCTCGATAATTGGGGTTGCAGACCCAGAAAGAGTTAGGAAGTTTGATGGAGGAACTGTTGTAAGGCCAGCAGCTACGCTGAATGTACCATTACCCGAAGCAGATCTTATAAAGATATGGTCGCATTTTAATTCTAATCTTCCGGAGCTACGCCCAGATGGAACTACGAGGTAGTTGGCATTTGGGTTTGTATTGACTCCATTTTCAGAAAATCCGACCCTTAGATCTTGCTGACCGGCGGCTTCAGTATTAACAACTTCTATCCATCTGGTTACATAGGGAAAATTAATTCTAATGGGGGCCGTAGTTGCCTCATTGGCAGCGGAGCTAGTTACATATGGAATACCAGATACCTGGAATTCTGCTGCGTTATTGTGGTTTGATACTGGGTGATGCAGGGCCATTTCACTTCCATCCTAATATTTCATTAAATATTCTATCTATTTTGTCACTCTTATTAAAGAATTTATCCAAATCTTTTTTGCTAACTTCGACGCCTTCGGTCATCATGAATGCGCCTGGTGTCGAGGGTTCTGAAACATAGTCCCAGCAAATAAGCTGAAAGTCATCCTGAACTACTTGAGTGTCTCCTTCATGACGAGTAGATCCTACGCCACGAGAAGATATTCCTAAAGTTACTCCGGCCTCTACTAAACTCTGTAGTATTTTGCCACATGGTGTATCTAGAAGCTCTACAACTCCATAGACGACATCCTGTTCCATATAGGCCTCTCTTATAATATGAGAAACGTTTTTTAATTCAACGACCGAGGAATCCGGGTGATCACATTCTCCTAGTGCTCGGTTTTCATTGATAAACTTTTGATAGTTACGAACTTCTCGTTCGAGAATGGCACGTGGATAAACCCGGCCATTTTGATTTAGGGTTTCTGCTTTTTGTAGAATTCCCTTCATGATTATTTTACCATTATTGGCCTGTTTAGACTCAGCTATGGTTTCTTTAGTATATTCAAAAGGGGACCAGTCTGTTATAAGTTTCATAGTAATACCAATCTATTCTTTATCTTTTGATTCTAATTCCCCATTTAGCTGGGATAGGACAAGTATTTTCTTAATTTGATCGTCGTTGATTACACTTGAATCAAACTGTTGCACAAGTTCGGCAACTACAGGTATCTTGCTTGACAAGTAAGAATTGTCACATTTTCCAGCAAAGTTATCCAAGTTTTCCTTAGCGGACGTATAAACCTTATCAATTACCTCTAACAACTTTTCTTGATCCCCGGACTCAGAAGAAAACACATATTCACGAATTATTTCTGATTGATCATTCGATAGAATGTTGGAATATTTTTCATTAAACTTCGTACGCATTATTTTATAAACAAGTTCATCAATGTTTCCGTGCTTGAGAGGTTCTTGAGATTGATTTTTTTCTTGAAGTATCCAATCAATTAACTTCTCTTCATACTCCACTATTTTCGAAATATCAGAAGGTTCTTTAGATCTCCAGTCATTTACCAAGGTTTGTATTGTGGCACAAAGCTTGTACGTGGGGATACGGTATTTAAAAATAGAACCATTATATTCTTGATTTAGTTCTTTTATGAGAAGGTTTTTCTCTCCTCGTAATTTATTAGCGTCTATTAAGGAAGCTATATTTTTTGCTTCACCTAAAATTCTACGTGCAGACATCTCTGACTTTGCATTAGTTTTTAGAAGAGCTGTAAACAGTCTAAATTCTCTATAAAGCTGGGTTCCTGGCTGGAAGTGACTCTTTATGATATTTGAGACTTTTTTAACTCTCGGTAAATCATTTACAACCATTGCAGAGGACATCTCCCTCAAGAGCTGTTCATAAATTATCCCAGTATTTCTCTTTTTGTTGTGTGATTTTGCCATTAATCAATCGTCCGTTTTTTCTTTTTCATCATTAAGTATGGCCTCTTCGTTTATTAGTCTTGGTTTAGATGCTATTTTTGTCCCTAGGGAGCGAAGAGTAGAATCAAGCTCAGAGGTCATTCTTGCGTGAGCCTTCATGCTGTCATTTAAATAATTATCGTACGTATTGTTTTTTGATGCATTTCTATTCAAATTTGATTCACCAAATGGGTTTTTTGCAATGCCGCCAAATGGTTTGTTCATTGAGTCCTGGTTTCTTGTAGACTTACCAACTGATGTCATGCTCACAAAATTAGGCATATGAGTCTTACTTGCGCCAGCCTTGGTAGTTCTACGAACCTTCAAAGGTTCATTGAAAGCATTTCTAATTTGCTTCTCAGCTTTTGCTGGAGCCTCGTCATCATCGATGGACAAACTAGGGATTTGATCCTCGTCGTTTTCGTCGTCGTTTGATGTCAGTAATGATTTTTTACCACCCTTTATATCAGCAGCAAAAAGGTTATCCTCATCGGCTTCTTCTTCATCGGCCGGCTCTTCACCAGCTTCTGCATCTTCTGGGCTTGATTCTTCCCCGGGTGGTTCTTCGATGGTAACTGACTCTAACTCCAAATCACTAAGCTTGTCGACCTTTTTACCCTCTTCAATCGTCGTTATTTCATCAGTAGTTAGACCCATTACATTTCTACGAATCCATTCCCTATCAACAACGCCCTCAGGGGCAGATCCAGCTATTTCAAACCTTGCTCTTATTAGTTCTAATTTCTGTTGCTGTGCAACGGAAGATGGGTTAGAAAGCTGTAAATTAAAGTCAAGTAAATCTTCGCCAGTGTAACCATGAGAATATAGATGCACCATGGCAATTTTATTAAGCTCAGCAATGACAGTCTTTTGTATTTTTTGTATTGACCGAGAAAATCTAATATCTTCCTGTGCTAAGGTTGCCTTGGAGCCAATTTCCTCGTCATATCCTAAGTAAGCTCGGGGTATTTTTATGGCAGCAAAAAGTTTTTTCTGTATATATTCAACATCCTCGATGGCTGCTGTATTCTGGCCACCTGCAAGGGTATCGATTCTAGTGCCAGACTCACCACCTCTTACAGGAAGAAAATAATCTTCATCTACACTGAGTGGATTGTATCGTAAGTCAACCTGACCAGTAGTTTTATTAACTACGGTATTTCTTTTTAGTGATGACTGTGCTTGCTCAAGATAATTTGCAACATCTTCGGGTGGAACGTTTCCAACATCAATATAAAACACACGGCGCTCAGGGGCACGAATAACCCTATAAACCAACATTGCATCCTCAATAAGGATCAACTGTCTCCATATACGGCGGGCGGATTCTAAAACAGAGGACCCATATGGAAGAAATGCATCATTACCTAGTAATCTCATGTGGGCTACTTGCCAATTTTCCAAGGTTTGGTTGCCTTGGGTTATCCATCTAAATCTTACGGAGAATGGATCTTCTTGGTCGAAACCCTCTTCTCTTTCAATTTCACTAATTGGAATTGGAAAAGCATTTTGAATTCCATATTCTGGAGAAACGTCAAGAAAAAGAAAAAAGTCTCCGTATTTGCAAAGATTTCTTACCCATAAGGTAAGATTAAATTCTACATTTAGAGTATCATAAAATAAATCATGTAGTAATTCTCTTATCTTAGCATTATCTGAATATATGTGAAGGGTCCGTCCCCTTTCATCTGTAGAGACGGTTTCTTCAGCGTAGATATCTAGAGCACTGGCTAGTTCAGGAGTAGCTTCCATTTCGCTGAAATCGCTATATCTGCTCATCCTATCAAAAGCACCATAAGCACTAAGCGTACTATTATAAACGTCGCTACGAGCCCTTCTGAATGTTTCCATAGCAGTAGAAGCTGTAGGTGCTTGATAAGATCGAACCTTTCGCTTAACTACGGGTCCAGATCTAAATAGGCCAGTTAGCCTTTGGAATAAATTTGAGTTATTATCTGCCATTGTAAAACGTAATTAACTATAAATATCAGTACAATAAAATAAACATTCAATCATATAGCCAAGAAATATCATTGACTGAATTAATTGAATTGCTGCCAGAAACCACTTCTGAACTGTTCATAACAACCGGCATGGTGTACATCCAAGTCGGTTTATTAGTATAAGGATTTTTTTCTGGTTGTGGGTTTTTTGAGTTTAGGGCAAAACCCTGCAACATCGCTTTATTTACATCACCTGTCTGCCTGTGATAACTAGGTGATGTCTCATATAGCCAAACTCCAATTGCTAAACTTATAACCAAGTCGTCATTGTAGCCTTTTTGAGCCTGTGCTTTTGTGCCCTTCCATATGAAGGTTTTTAATTCCTCATATAACCTTTGAGAATAAAGCCTTATTTGCTTGTTTCTTAGTGTTTCTTCTAGTTTTGTCAGAATTTGATTTCTAGATTGCCCACTAGTAGTAAAGCCTGCCTTGTGTATATTGTCGCCGCCATACATAGCAGAGTATCTGTCTTTTTCGTTTTTGTAATAAAGGTTTGGATATCCCAGGTCTCTAAGTTTCATTACGACTGCATAACCATACGAGTTATTCTCTGGGCATACTATCGCGTCGTTATATCTTTTTCCTGCTTCACTTAAAAGAACGGCAAAAGTATCAGGAGGTAATTTTCCTTTATACTCAGCAACTACTTCTGATTCGTCTGTATCAATTACGTGGAATGCACTATAGTCTGCAGAGTCTCCCCTAGAGACGTCCGCGGATATAATGTATTTGTGTTCGGACAAGGCATATTTCCAAACCCAGACATTCATGTCTGGTCCCCATTTTTCTATAGGTTGTTTCGAGCATGCTCTGATGAATTCAATATCATCACTTGAAATATAAGTCCTACCCGAAGAAGCAAAATCACACAATAGCTCTTGGGCTATCTGTTTTTCTGTCATATTCTTGGTTTCTTTTTCAAACCAAGAATCATCTCTTTCTGGGTGAACTTCCCATATTAGCTTGATGGGGTTGAATTCGTTAACTCCCTCAGAGGCCTCCATATATAATCGGTGATATTGTCCTCCAACACCATTGGGTGTCGAAAGAACAATGGCCCGGCCACCTGTAGAAAGTGTAGGATACAAGCCCATCCAAAGTTCATCAAAGTTTTTTACGAAAGCAGCCTCGTCCACTATCAATAAAGACAGAGCCTCCGAACGACCGGCATCATCGGAAGTAGGGATAGCCTTAATTGAAGAACCATTACTAAATTCTAGGAGCTGCTTGTTATTTGATACAATCTCTGGGAGTAACAGCCATTGTGGTAAATGTTTTATGGCAACTTTTACTTTTCTTATAAAGTTTTGCGCAACCGCTAGCTTAGTAGCAATAACAAGGACGTTTTTATCTTTATAGAATATCGACAACCACAAAGCATATGCGGCCGTAAGAGTTGACATGCCGAGCTGTCTAGATTTCAGTATAATGTTGAATCTATGGTCGGTAAATTGTTTTACACAATCATCTTGAAACGGAAACGTGTCAAAATCCAATAAGCCTTTATTTGGATGTTGAATCTTAACATAACGATTAAAGAAATAAATTGGATCCTTTCCACATTTTATTATTTCTTTAACCTGTTTCTGTTTATTTTTGACTGTTACGGGCACTAGTTTTCAATTTGCATCCTACAAAATCTTCTATAGTATGCGACTTTTCTTGGTGTCTCTGTGCTTGTAGAAACCATTTCAATATTATCGCGATTAGAAATTTCGCTAAGTTTTAAATTGTTTCCTGTTTTGCTCTTGAACGCATCCTTAATTTCACTAATTTTTGATTGTAACATTTTGTTAGACTCATCGACCAACCTAGGCACTTGGGCTCTTAGGGCTTGGTCGCTAGCAAAATGAACTATTGTAGCAAAATTAATTATAAGAACACTTTCTTCAAGGGAGCTAGTGGTCGATGTCGAAGCATTGCGACCACTTTTCCCAAAAGAATAATTTAATACGTCGCCGAGGGCGTGAACTTCTTCCTTAGATAACATTATAACTCCGTTGAATCATACCATAAATATCATAATAAAAAACTATAGACTATAAAATGATGGTCTTTTCGATTTGTTAAGTATATATGCATCAAATCTGTCTCCAGATGGACGTAGGCCTTTTTTCCATCCTTCTTGATCCATGTGAACCCATGTTTCACGGCATTCAGTGCAACACTCATAAGATTTATATGAAATTGCATCAGAAAAATCCCTCATGCAAAAACCGCACACCGGGCAGTCTGTTGGTATCTTTGATAGCTCACTATGCTCAGGTAATATCAAATCATAACCTTTGCGTTCGTGGATTATATACTGATTATTTGTACTCTTCTTCATTAGTCAACTCTTACACATGCATCACGGCGGTGCTTAGTTATATCCAGAACGTTGTCAACCGCATCTTTAACAGCATCAACATGTGATATCACAAGAATATTTTTAAACCACCTCTTCAATGATTCTAGTAGCCTATTGCAAGCCTCAACATTAGTTTCATCTAAAGCACCAAAACCTTCATCAATAATTAATAAATCAGTCTTTGGCAAAGAGCTAACGTTGATCAATGCAACACGAATAGCAAGTGATGCCATCATTTTTTCCATACCAGACCCACACTCTATTATTCTACGAGAATCGCCATAGTTTAGAAATATATCCATTGCATTAGAGCCTTCATCTGATTCCAGCTCAACTGTAAACCCTACAACATCCTGTAGAATTTTTGATATTTCAGCATTAATGACTGGAAGTTGTGCAGAAATAATACGAAGTGGTAAACCATTTTTTGATACGGCACCGGTAATCAATTCATAAATTTTCCACTTAGTAAGTAATTTTTGATACTCTTCCTTTTCTTTTCCTAGTTTTTCAATATTGCTGCTTAGTAGGCCAATAGACTCCGATAGGTTCATTCTATGGGCATCGTGGTTTTCGATTTCTTCTTCCAAAGTATTGACTTGGTTTTTTAGTTTACCCAACTCTTTGATAGAATCATCATTACTGACCCTAAGCCTCATGTCAGCAATTAGTATTTCTAGGCTCTGACTTTGTTCTTCTAATTTTTCACCAACTGCAAGAGAGTCCTTTTCATCTTCGGATAGTTCTCCCTCTTGTACTTCAGTTGGGTCATACGTCATTGTTGCCATTATGGGTGACTACTGTAAGGTTTCCAAGACCAACTTTCGTAACTTTGATAGGTGTACCTAAACTCGGCTTACCTACCTTACGACGTGGTGCATATTTATTTTCTTTTTCAGCAAAGAGTTGTTTATCCTTTGCATTTAAAGGGGGTGTAACAGGTTTTCTTTTAGTCCTCTTAGGTCGGGACG